AGTAAATAATAATTTTATATTAATGTGACTAGGTTGGAATATACCTAGTCTATTTTATTATTTATTTTAATGAAATTTATCTTAGTGGTAAATTGCTAAAAATAAATAGATAATGTATTAAAATAATAGTTGATATTTTCATTTAAATATGTTAATATATAATTATGAGATAGATATTACAAACCTATCGTTAAACAACTAACACCCATGCTTTAGCGTGTGGTGGAGGGAAATAATTATCAATTAGAAAAACTTGATAATGATAAATTAAAGTAGTAATATATTAATTAGGAAGGGAGTGATATAATGTCAACATCAACTTACATATTAACATTACAATTAAATACAGAAAAATATCAAGAAGCAGAATTAAATAAAAGATTTGAAAAATGTAGGAAGATTTATAATTCTTGTATAACTGAATTGTTTAAAAGATATAATCATATGAGAGAATCTAAAGAATATAGAAAGAATTGTAAATCAAAAGACAAAGATAGAAATAAAATATTTAATGAATTAAATAATAAATATGGTTTGACAGAATATTCACTTCATCACTTTGTAGTTCCTATGTATAATTATTATAATATTGATAGTAAAACCGCCCAAGCAATGGCTAGTAGGTCATTTAATGCTTTCCAAAAGTTAATGTTTCATCAAGCAGATAAAATCAATTATATTAAATATAATGAATTAAATTCAGTTGAAGGGAAAACTAATGCACAAGGCATTAAATATAGAGATGGAATAATTCAATGGAATAAATTAAATATGCCAGTTATAATTAAGAACAGTGATGTATATGCACAAAAAGCTATTCAAGATAGAGTTAAATATTGTAGAATAGTTAGAAAAGAAATAAAAGGTAAAATTAAATTCTATATTCAATTGGTATTAGAAGGTATTCCACCTATTAAAGTAACTAAAGATGGTGAATTAAAGGGGCAAATTGGTTTAGGTTCTGTCGGAATTGACATAGGAACTAGAACAATTGCAATATCAAGTAAATATGATGTTAAATTATTAGAATTAGCACCTAGTATTAATAATATTGATAGAGAAATAAAGTTATTACAAAGAAAAATGGATAGAAGTAAACGTGCTATGAATCCTAATAAATTTAATGAGAATGGAACTATTAAAATAGGAAATAAAGATAAGTGGACATTTAGTAATAATTATATAAAGCTTAAATCGGAAAGAAAAGAACTATATAGAAAACAAGTTGAAATAAGAAAACAAGAACATTATAAAATGATAGGTGAATTATTAATGCTAGGGGATAAATTCTATGTTGAAACTATGAATTATAAGGGGTTACAAAGTAGAAGTAAAAAGACTACTAAAAATAAAGATGGTAAATTCAATAAGAAAAAAAGATTCGGTAAGTCTTTGGCAAATAAAGCACCGAGCATGTTTTTGACTATGTTAAACAATAAGTTAAAATGGAATAATGAAAAATTATATAAAATTGATACTTATAAAATTAAGGCGAGTCAATATAACCACTTTACAGGAGAATGTAATAAAAAATCTTTGAGTGAAAGATGGAATAAATTTGAAAATTATAAAATACAAAGAGATTTATATAGTAGTTTTTTAATAATGAATGTTAAAGATAATTTAAAAGAGATTGATAGAGATAAATGTTTTGAAACCTTTGACAATTTTAAATTATTACATGATAAAGAAATAATTAGAATACAAAATAGTGATAGTAAGATAATATCAAGCATGGGAATATAAAAATAATAAAATGGTTTAGAATCGAGCCATATGCTAACGCTAATAGTGACAATGGTTGCTTTGTTAGTAAAAGTCTTAATGAATATAATTAGTGTTTATATGTTGTAATTTATAAAAGATACTATTGTTATAAATGAGAGTATAAAAGAAATTTATTAGTAATTAAGAACCGTCCAACCTTTAGGTTGTGACGAGTATTCAGTGACGGGTCAAAAGCGTAGTATCCTAGCTACGTTTCTCATTTTAAATAAATTAAATTCTTTAGGAGGAATTATATATGTTAATAGGGAATTTAGAAGTATATGGAATTATATATAAAATTGAAAATATATTAAATAATAAAATTTATATTGGACAAACAATACAGGAATTTAATAAGCGTTATGATTATGGTGGCATAGATTCAGAAAGAGTTTATAATTATTATAAAAGTCATAAAGAACAAGGGTATTATTATAATAGACACTTACTTAGTGCTATGACTAAACAAGGATATGCCAACTTTATTACTACTAAAATACTAGACATGGCATTTTCGCAAGAAGAATTAGATATTAAAGAAAAATGTTGGATTAGTATCCATGATTCGATTAATAATGGATATAATATGAATGAAGGTGGAGGAACTGGGAGTCCTAGTATTGAGACTAAAATAAGAATGAGTATAAATAATAAAGGAGAAGGAAATCCTAATTACGGAAAGATTCATTCAGAAGAAACTAGATTAAGAATGAAAGAAAATCATTGGAGTAAAAAAGGGTATGAATCTTGGAATAAGGGATTAAATAAAACTTTAAACCCTTTGTTTGGGACTCATTATTCAGAAGAAACAAAAAAGAAAATGAGTGATTCTCAAAAGGGAAAGATAATATCACAAGAAACTAAGAAAAAAATAAGTGAAGGTAGGGTAGGAAAAGATAATCCTTATGCTAAAAAAGTAATATGTATTACAACTGGAAAAGAATTTGATACTGTGCGAGATGGTGCGATATTTTATAATTGCGATGGAAGTTGTATTACAAAATGTTGTAAAGGGATAAGAGGAACGTGTGGGAAATTAGAGGACGGAATACTTTTAAAATGGATGTACTATAAAGATTATATAAACAAAAAGATTTAGAAGTCGCTAATTAAATTTAGTGGCTTTTTTATTATGCAAAATTAAAAGGAGGTGTATTATCATGGCAAATAAACCAAAAGGTAATACTGATATGACAAGTAGAGAACTTATATATTGTACAGGTTGTGACCATGATAAAAAACCTAGTGAATTCTATAAAAGCTATGGCACAACTAAATCTGGAACTTTACCCTATTGTAAGCAATGTTGTATAAATATGAGTTTAAATGATAATAGAACTTTAAATATTGATAAATTCAAAAGCATGCTATCAAAGGTAGATAGACCATTTTTATATCAAACATTATCAGATAACTTAGAAAAATATCCCAAAATAGAATCTGCAATTGGATTTTATTTTAAAGATTTAGGGATGACACAAAATAGAGAATTAAAATATAAAGATAGTTTATTTACACCTAATTCTAATACAAATATACATAACGGAATAATAATGGAAGAAGCTTTATTGAATGATAGTGAAAGAAGAAGACTCATAGATAAATGGGGTTTTGGCTATAATGATGAAGAATTATATTCATTTGAAAGAAAATATGATTTATTGAAAGAAAATTATCCTCAAAAAACTGCCATGCATACAGAAGCATTGCTTACTTATATTAGATATAGAGTTAAAGAAGAATTAGCAACTGCAAAAGGAGATGTAAGTGAAGCTCAAAAATGGGGACAACTTGCAGATAAAGCGTCTGAGCGTGCAAAAATAAACCCATCGCAACTAAGTAAGGCTGATTTAAGTGGTGGTTTAAATGGTTTTGGGGAACTTTCAAGAGCAGTTGAACAAGCCGTAGATATGATTTCAATATTACCTAAATTCATTGAAAAACCTCAAGATAAAGTGGATTTTACTCTATGGTGTTATATAAATTATATAAGAAGATTAAAGAATCTACCAGATGTTGAATATAAAGATATCTGGGCATTTTATGAAGAACGTAGAGACGAATATAAAAAAGAAGATAATAGAGAATTTGAATTTGAGGACGAACAAATATGAACAATTTTAGAGTAAATGACATGCATACTAATGATAGAAGTGATATAAGTAATCCTAATTTTAATTCACCTGTATATAATAAAACTAAACGAGAAGATGATAAGTTTACTCAAAATTTAGATAAATGGGTTGATTTCATATCTTGGGCTAGATGGAATATGGATTTATTTCTAGATTTAATAACTCCTGAATCAAATAGTATTAGACTAGATTTAGACCAAAGAGTTTTTCTAAGAAGTCTAGGAAGATTTCTTAGGGTATATGGTGTTTTTCCTCGGGGATATGGAAAAACATTTGTTGAAATGTTAGGACTATATGTTGTAGCTATATTATTCCCAGATAGTAATTTGAGTATGTCTGCACAAACTAGAGAAGCTAGTGCAAGATTAATAAAAGAGAAACACTTAGAAATTAAGAAGTATTATCCATTAATAGCTTGTGATATAGTTAAGGAAAATTTTTCAAAGGATTCTGCTGAAATAATATTTACGAGTGGTTCAAAAATAGATAATTTAGCCAACAATCAAGCAAGTAAAGGGCTTAGAAGGCACAGATTAAATATGGAAGAAAGTTCGTTAATCAATGATTTAGTATTCCAAGATGCCTTAGAACCTATACCAAATGTTCCTAGAAGAACAATTGGAAAAGAATCGTTAATTAATCCAGATGAATTAAGTGGACAAATTCATTTTTTAACAACTGCATATTTCAAAAATACAGAGTATGAAAGAAGTTTACAAATGTTTGATGAAATGGCGGAACTAAAAGGGATTATGGTTTTAGGTGCTGATTGGCAATTAGCATGTGAATATGGCAGGGGTGAAACAAAATCACAAATATTATCAAAAAAAGAAAAGCTATCTCCTATTTTCTTTGCAACTAATTACGAAAGTCGTTGGGTTGGGTCAACAGATAATTGTTTAGTGGATATAGATAAATTAATAGAACTAAGAGTTTTGCCAAAATCTGAACTCAAAAGTGATGGAAAGTCTGAGTATTACATTGGAGTAGATGTAGCACGTTCAACAAAAACCTCAAACAATCAAACATCCATATCTATAGGAAAAGTCAAAAGAGATAAAAATGATAGGGTAAAACATATACAATTAGTAAACTTAATAAACTTACCTAATGGAATGAATTTTACAGGACAAGCAATAATAATTAAAAAACTAAGAAATACATTTAAGGCAAAAAAAGTAATTTTAGATGGGAATGGTTTAGGGGTTGGACTAGTTGATGAATTATTAAAATTACATATAGACCCAATAACAGGAGACGAATTAATTGCATATGATACTATAAATACAGAACATGAAAGCGACGAAGCTGAAACTGAAAAATGTTTATTCGTTGTAAATGCACAGGGTATAAATAGTGATATTATAGTTAATTTCATTAATATGGTAGAAGGTAAAACATTGCAATTATTAGATAAAGTAGACCAAAGTAAATTAGATTATTCTTCAGATACTGATTTTATGAGTAATGGACTGTTGGGTTCAATTCAAACAGAGTTTTTTATAGAAGAAGTAGCTAATTTGCAATT